AAATTCTTTAAACAGTCAACAAGAATTAATGCCTAACAAATCAAATATATCAGCTTATGAAAAAGACATTGCAGAAAGTGCTAGAAGCGGAATTGTTAAAGGCGGTATTATGGGTTTAGAACTTCCTGAAATGTTAGGCAGAGCAGGCTTAAGACTTGGACAAGAAGGATTGCAAGCAGCAGGTCTTACTGATAGCGAAAATATACCTGTTTTAAATACTGGCACTGGTAAATTTTTAAGAGGATTAACAACTCTTGATGATTACGAACCACAATCTAAAGCTGCAAAATATGCTGGAACAGTAGGAGAATTTATTCCTGCTGCTGTAGGAGGGCCACAAAATGTATTGAGAAGAATGGGTACAGTTACTACAGCTGGAATTGGTAGCGAAGCTCTTGGCCAAGCTTTTGAAGACACAGCTTTAGAAATTCCAGGTAGATTATTTGGTGGTTTATTTGCTCCTGCTACGATTAGAGGAATTAAAAATAAAACAGTTAATGCTTTTACAAAAAAAGCAAATACACAGACATCTCTTGAGACATTAAGAGATGCAAAAAATGCTTCTTACAAAGCGTTTGAAACCTCTGGTGGAAAATTATCTGTAAGTATGGATGATTTATTTAAAGATATAATTGATGAAACAAAAAAGAATGATATATTTTTATCTTATGCGCCAGACACAAAAGATGGTCAATATATTGATGGACTTATTAAATCTATTCAAAAACACTCAGGTAAAAGATTTAATTTAGCAGAATTAGATAAATTAAGATCTAGTTTATATACTACTTATAAAAATAGTGGCTTTGATCCTAGAGTAAGAGCATTAAGAGATAAGGTAGATGATGTTATTGAAAATACCGCAGCAAGTGGAGATCAAAAATCTTTAAAAATTTTAGAACAAGCTAGAATTAACAATAGAAGTTATAAAAAAGTTGAGTTATTTGATGAACTTATAGAAAAAGCTAAATTACAAACAGCATCAACAGGCTCTGGCGGTAATATTGGAAATAAATATAGACAAGCTTTTGTAAAAATTGTAACTGACAAAAAAAATGCAGCTAAATTTGATGAAAAAGAATTGCAAACAATGAAAAAATTAATTGAAGGAAATATTCCAGACAATGTCTTTAGATTACTTGGAAAATTATCTCCTTCTGGAAATGGATTAATGACAATTTTAAATGTAGGAGCGGTTTTAGCAGATCCATCATTTATTATAGCAACAGCAATTGGCACAAGTTCAAAAATAGCATCTGATAAAAGGTCTAATAAGGCTATACAAGATATAAGAGAATTATTAGCTCCTGGAATGAATAAAGGAGAAAAATTTTCAAATGAAGAAATTAGAACTTTGATAGGATTTTCAGCAGGGTTAGAAAGAGAAACAGAAACAGAACAACAAACCCCAATAGAATAAAAACCTTGCACTAAACCTTGCACTAAACCATGGCTCGTACCAGCGAAAGGATTGGCAAATCAGGCGAATACATGACCGCAGCTTTACTGTCCTTAGAATCTGATACGGTTTCAATTATTCCACATGGCTCTACTTCTGACATTGTTTTTGAAATAGATAATGTTATTTACAAATGCCAAGTCAAAACTAAAACCAAAGAACGCGCTAACATTTCTAAACACACTGGTCGTAAGTACGATAAAGGTTGGCAGTTTGATTTGCGTAGAGGTAAAGCAGTAAAAGATAGAAAGTACAAAGCAGGTTCAATTGATCTTTACGCTTTGTATTGTGTGCCACATCAAACCATAGTTTTCTTACCAGCAACTAGAAAATTTACCAAAATAACTTTTACCGATGAAGAAATGCAAACAGTTAATTCACACGAAAGTTTTAAAGAAGCAATGTCACAAATAAAAAAACCCACTAATTAAAGTGGGTTCTTTTGATGGTTTACTCCAATTTGATCTAATGCTTTGTAAATTGATTTTTGAACATACTTAGGAAAATCCTTAATGCCTTCATCTTCAGGATAGATTTCAACAAAGTCACAACCATCTTCGTATGTTATTTGAATTTCAATTTTAAATGTTGGGTCGTCTTTATGTTCATAAAAATCGTGAACTACTTTGTCAGTTTGGTCTAAGTACCAATGCCATATAGATTCTCCATCCTCTGTAAAAATCAGAAATTCTCTGTTAAATCTTTTCATTGTTTCTCCTGTTTAATTAAAATTATAAATTCATTATAACACACTTTTTTACACTTTGCAACCTATAAAAAATAACTTTACAAAACATAAAAAATAATTATATACTCATTAGCACACAAAAAACCTACAGGAGAATGTATGGCTAAAACAGTAAATGATTTGTTTAATCTTTATACAAAAGATTTAACCAGGCGCAATGCTAAAACTATTAAACAAATAACCAAACTTTATGAATTTAATTTACAAGGGCCTTTAGGTAACAAATTAATTACTGAAATAGTTAGAGGTGAGATAGCAGAAACACACTTTAATATTAGTGATAGATCCAAAGCTACTGCAAACAAATGTTTAGGTATTTTAAAAGCAATGTTTAATTTGGCTATTACTTTATCTTTTATAGAAAACAATCCTGCTACACACATACCTAAAAATAGAGACAACAAAAGAAAAAGATATTTAACCAACGAAGAATTAATTAAAGTTACTCAGTTATTAGATCAATTAGCAGTTAATCCATTACGTACTGAAAGCTGTAATTTTATTTGGTTATTAATATTAACGGGGTGTCGTAAAGGTGAGCTAAGTAAAGCCAAGTGGACAGACTTGCATGACAATATGTTAATTCTAAAAGAACACAAAACAGATAAGTCAGGTGAGGATAGAATTATCCATTTAACAACTCGCGCTTTAAACATCATAAATAGCCTAGATAAAACTTCTGAATACCTGTTTAACATAAACAATCCAAGAAGGGTCTGGGAGCGCGTTAAAGACGTGTTAGAGCTGAAAGATATTACTTTGCATGACCTAAGACATTCTTATGCAAGTTTTGGCTTACAAACGCTTAATTTAAGTCAGGTAGGTAATTTGCTTGGACATCAAGATCAGGCTACGACACAGCGTTATGCACATATCCATCAAGACAAAGCTATCGCAGCAGCTAACCAAGTGGGAGAGCATATAGAAACTCTGTTATCTAAAGATTCTTTATATCAAAAATGATATTTTCTTTTATTTCTTTATCAACAGAGTTGATGCCTAAAGTGATTAGGTATTCAGCTATAGCAATTGGATCTTTATTGTTTGCTTTTGCAAACTCTTTCAAATGCCTAACCAAAAACCTATTCATATATACAGGCTTTCTATTACATTGGACTTCTTTGATTTGGTCATCGAAGTCACTTAGTAGTTTTCCTTCACTCATATTTTTAACCTATGGGTTGATTACAAATATTTATAGGTATAGTATAGTACAAAGAATGGTAAACAGATACATAAAGGAGAATTTATGGAAAATTTAGATAAACAGTTTTTAACTACCCAAGAATTAGCTGATCGTTGGCGCAAATCAAAAAGAACTTTAGAAAACCAAAGAGGTAAAGGCGTTGGTGTTGATTACATAAAAATAGATGGCAAAGTTCTTTATGATATAGAAACTATAATTGCTTACGAAAACCAATCTAAAATTTCCAACAATGCCATCTAAACACGCTTTATATAGTCCTAGTAGTGCCGAAAGATATATTGCCTGTCCAGGTTCTATAAAGTTGTCACAAGGAATAGAAAGAGAGCCAGTTGGTATGCCAGCTTTATTAGGAACAATGATTCACAACATGGCAGAGATGTTAATGAAAGGACACTTAGAGGGTGTGACGTTAGAAGATTATTGGTTGGGTAAAAAAGAAGTGGTTGAAGATGTTGAATTGACAGTAGAGCAAAACCATGTTGATTGCGCAAAAGTTCATGTTGACTACGTGCAAAAAAGAGAAAAAGAATTAAATGCCAAAGCTTTAATAGAAGAACAAGTTAGCTTAGAAGAAATAAATCCCAATTGTTGGGGTACTGCTGATGTCATTATTTTTAATAAAGATGTTATGGAAATAATAGATTTAAAAACAGGTACATGGCCTGTCAGCCCTGAATATAATTATCAAATGTCTATCTATGGTCTTGGTGCATTATCAAGATATGGACATGAGGAAATGAAAATTATTTTAACAATAGTGCAACCTAGATCCAAAAAACAAATACGTTCGTGGGAAACAACTGCGGAAAATTTAGTTAATTGGGGTTTTGATGTATTAAAACCTGCTTTAGAAAAATGCGAAGCAGAAGAACCGATTTTTGTGTATGGAAAGGATCATTGTAAATTCTGTCCTGCCAAAAAAATATGTATAACTTATAAACAAAACACAGGAGTATAAAAATGTCTGATGAAGTAAAACAAGAACCCTTATTGACTTTAGATAATAAGGATTATTTTGAAGCTGATTTTAATGAAGATTCAATGAAGTTATTAAACATGACTAAATTTGCTGAAACACAAATTAGAAACTTAAATGATAGATTAGCTATGGCACAAGATCACAAGCAAAAATTAATTGTTGATCTTAGTCAAGCTCTAAATGGCGGTAGTGAAGAAGCTACTATTATTACAACAGAAACCAAAGAGGTTAAAGATGAGTCTAGCCAAGATAAGACAGAAAGCTAAACAAAAACCGCCTAGATTAGTTTTATATGGTGGTGCAGGAATAGGTAAAACTTTTTTTGCAGCGAGCATGAACAAACCAATTTTTGTGTGTACGGAAGATGGTTTAGGAAAAATCGAAGTAGATCATTTTCCATTAGCACAAAGTTTTGAGGATGTTTTAAGCAATTTACAATCTTTAATTGATGAAGATACAGATTATAAAACTGTAGCTATAGATTCTTTAGATTGGTTAGAGCCTTTAATCTGGGATAAAGCTTGCCAAGATAACAATTGGAAAAGTATTGAACAACCTGGCTATGGTAAAGGTTATGTAGAAGTGTTGAAATATTGGCGCGAATACATTGGTCTTTTGAATCAATTAAGAGAGAAAGGTTTTACTGTTATACAAATAGCGCACAATCAGATTAAGCGTTTTGAATCGCCTGAGATAGAAGCGTATGACAGACATGAATTGAAATTGCATAGAAAAGCAGCTGATTTGATTCTTGAGCATAGTGATTGTTGTTTTTTTGCAAACTTTAAACTTGGCACAGTGCAAGTAAAAGGCAAAGGTGGCAATATGACTACTAAAGCTGTAGCTGGTGATAGGGTTGTTTACTGTCAAGAAAAACCTGCTTTTTTAGCTAAGAATAGATATGCACTTCCAGAATCATTACCATTTATTTGGGAAACTGTTAGAGAGGAAATGCTGAAATGAGTTTTGTTCCTTTAACAAAAGAAACAGAAGAAGTAATTGAACTGCTTATGTTAGTGCAAGTTATTTTAAAACACGCTAAAAAAGTAGATCAAGACGAAGAACTTACTCCTCAAGGCACAATACATTTAATTGAAGAAATTGATGAAATGGTCGAAGAGGGGAAAGATTGGTTGGATTCGCAATCTTATATAGAAAACGAATCTTAATTTTAATAAATCTATACGGAGAAAAATTATGGATTTAGAACAATATGGTGGGTTAGAAGTAACTGAAACTGATGATTCAATTGAGCCTGGTAAATATACCATGCAATACGTTGATGAAACACAGATGGAAAATGACTCTGGTTGGGTTGGTTTACGTATGAGCTTTCAAATACAAGGCCCTAAAAACGAAGGTCGAGTTGTATCTGGTTTGTTTACACTTGCAAATGCTAACTCTAGTAAGTCGGTAGAAATAGGTAAGACTGAATTGTCTGCACTAGCTTCTGCTTGCGGTTTAACTGCTTTAAAAAATACTGAAGAATTAAGAGGTATTAAATTTAATGGCATGGTTAAAACTAATGACAGAGGGTATAGTGAAATAGATAGTAACTTTGGTAAAAACTTTAGCAAGGCAGAACAAGCTACTGCTACACCAGAAGTCAAGGCTGAGAAACCAAAAGCAGAAACTTTGGATGACGAAATCCCTTTCTGAGTTAATTACTACTAATCGTCCCTCTCTATGTGCTTATTGCAAAAATCCAGCTAAAGGTTTTTTATACAGAGAGGACGATAAGTATTTCGGTGCTTGCTCAATGGAGCATTTAGCAAAAATAAAATCAGGAGAACGATTGAATAAGATGGCTTACTTAAATGAAGAAGGCATAGCTGACGCAACAATAAAAAGTAAAGAAAAGTATTTAGCTTTAGCAAAGAAAAATGAATCTTATGTGATTCACGAATGGACAGGAGAAGATCGGCAAAAATTATTTGGCGAAGCAATTAAAAACTACTTGAATTGGGCAGAGATTCAAGCGCAAACAGGACACGTAGGGAAAATAACCAGAGATGGAACTTAATAAATATTATGGCGAAGATGGTTTAGTAATAGATCCAGTTTTAGGATTTACCAGTAGCAGTAAAGATATTTCAGATTTAATTAGAGAAATGAACGATAACGGTTTGTTGGTTTCTGTAATTGATATGAGTGGTGATGTGATTCGTGTACCTGTAAAAGGTACAGGTCAAGCAAGACCAGATAAGCCTAACTCTGGTGAGCGTAGTGGTTGGTATTCGTTTTTTCAAACAGGCACATATCAATCTTGTACTTATTCTAATTGGCGAGAAAATATTACTTATAAATGGGTTAATACTGATGTTAATAAATTATCTAGTACAGAACAAAACCAATTAAAAGCACAAATTCAAGAAGCTCAAGAACGGGCTAACGATGAAAAGATTAAAAGGCACAACGAAGTAGCCGAGGATTGCGTTGAAAGATTTAGCAACGCTGAAGAAATTAGTGAACATAAGTATCTTACCTACAAAAAAATTAAAAGTTATGGATTAAAAGGCATAAAAGATAGTCTTGTTGTGCCTTTGTATAATAGTACCACACCTACTAAACCAAAAATTAGGAGTTTGCAATATATAACTCCTAAGTCTAAAAAAAGCACTGAAGATTTTATTAAACGCTTTGTTTCAGCTTCAGAAGTATCAGGTAGTGTTTTCCATATTGGGTTTGATTGGGAACAGTTTGGACAATTAGAAAAGTTAATTATTTGTGAAGGCTACGCAACTGGAGTATCTATTTATGAAGCAACGCAACTACCAGTGTTAGTAGTCTTTTCAGCTAACTTCGGCATGAAAGCCTTATTAAATATCAGAAAGTTTTGTAACGCTCAATTAATCTTGGCTTATGATAATGACAAAACTGGTATTGGTTTAAAGAAGGCAGAAGAAATACATCAAGCCATACCAAATTGCGTAGTAAGAATCCCAAGTGAGCAAGGTGATTACAATGATTTACATCAAAAGTATGGTTTGGATAGAGTTCGTGCCGAGTTAATTGAAAGTAAATTTAATATTAAACAATACTCTATAAAAAAAATAGTTGGTAAACCGCCAGAAGTTAAATTTTTAGTAGATAAATTTATCCCTTTAGGAGTGCCAGGCATATTAGCTTCTATTGGTGGTGTAGGTAAATCGTACTCTATGATTCAATTAGCGGTAGCTATTGCTACAGGTGGCAAATGGTGGGGCAAAGAAATTAAAGAGCAAGGCAGTTCAGTTATATTTTGTGCCGAAGATAGTCAAGACGAAATACATAGAAGAATAGCTATGTTAGATCCAGAAGGTAAAAGATTTGATTACCATAATGAAATTTTTATCTACCCAATTCCTGAACAGCTAGAGCCATTAATTTTATTAAGAGAAGAAGGTATTACTAATCAAGCGCAAGAGTTAGTTGAAGAATTAAAAACTATTCCTAATTTAAAAATGGTTTGTTTTGATCCTTTACAAGCCTTCACTACAGCTAATATTAGTCAATCAAATGAAGCTGGACAGATGTTTGGCTCTTATGTTTCACAAATATCAGCAAGGTTAGGAGTGACTACTTTAACTACACATCATCTTAATAAAGGCGCTTTATCAAATGATTCAAATGATTCTTTGTCACACCGACAAGAAATAAGAGGAGCTTCTAGTATTGTTGATTCAATGCGTTTTGCTTTGGCTATGTGGTTAGCTGATGAGCAAACTTGCACACAAATATGCTTGGATAAAGGCATACCATTTAATAGAATGAGTGTCGTAAAAGCAGGAGTTGTCAAAAGTAATAGTGGTGATGTTGATTATTCAGTACAAACACTATTTAGAAAAAACGCAGTACTAGAGCCAATAGAAAATGTTAGTGGCGGTATAAATTGGGATTGAGATGTTAAAAGCAGACGGATTTGATGAAGCAATTATTGGTTATACCTATGACATGGTAGCCCAAGAAGAAAGATTAATTTATTCAGTTGAAAAATGTATTGAGATTTTAATGCAAGACGATATGGATTATTTAGAAGCTAGAGAATATTTAGATTTTAATACAATTGGAGCTTATGTTGGTAAACAAACACCAATATTTTTAGAAGATATAGAGGGTATAGATATTAAATGAAAAGAAAACGCAAAAAGAGTTTAAATAAAGCTCAAAAACAATGGAACAAAGCTTTAACTAAAGTTCAGGATAAACAAAATGAAAACACAAAGTGCTAAAGCGAAGGGTAGAAAACTACAACAATTAGTTAGAGATAAATTAATTGAGATGTTAGACATACATCCAGAAGATGTTAAGAGTACGTCAATGGGTGCAGGTGGTGAAGATGTCACTATGTCAAGTTCAGCTCGAAAGAAGTTTCCATGTTCTATTGAGTGTAAGAACGTGGAGAAACTTAATTTTTGGAACGCTTACGATCAAGCGATTGCTAATGCTAATGGTTTTGAGCCAATAGTAGTAGCCAAAAAGAATCGATTTAAGCCATTAGTCTTAGTTGATTTAGATTATTTTATTAACTTACATAAACCAGGAGTAAAAATGTACGATAACTATGAAAAGATACTCAATCGAGTTAGGGGCATTGTCAAACAGACAGTTGCAGAGAGTAACCAAGCAGAAGTATTAGCTGAATTAAACGATTTAGAGTTTGAAATAGCTGAAACTATCTCAGGCAGACTAGAGCAAATGTCAGCAGATGAGCAAGATTAATCCAGAACATTATAAATTTGGTGGTATTGAGTGCATTGATGCTATTAAAGGCAGTCTTAGTCCAGAACAATTTAGAGGGTACTTAAAGGCCAGTATTATTAAATATCTCTGGCGTTACGAACAAAAGAATGGCTTAGAGGATTTAGAGAAAGCCGATTGGTTTTTACGCAAGTTAAGATACGAAGTAGAGCATGAGTAAAAACAGTAAATTAAGATCAGGTAATAAAGATAAATTCAATGAGAATTACGACAAAATCTTTCGTAAAACAAAGACTAAAAAGAAACCTTGATGAGTACCCCGTGGTACTAATGATAAGGAACATGGGGTACTATTGATAACGACCCCATCATACCCCATATACTATTTACTATATACTATAGTCGAAGAGAAAAAAGCCGAGGGCTTTTTTTCTTCTCAGGAGAGAGCAGGAGCATAAAAAATAAATGAACAAAGAGCATTGGTGGGTTAATAATCTCTCTGCCGACGACTGCAAGGAGTCGGCAGAAGTGCGAGGAGTGATTGCGAGTAAGTATCAGCGTGAGTATGGCAGTATGAAGCAAGTGTGTTGGAAGTGGTATCGCAAGCAGTTAGGTCGGAAGGAGTTGAGCAGTAGTGGGAAAGTAGTGTTGTATTGTATTGTGGAAAGGTTTAATAAATATGGAAATTGGTCCTGTCCTGATAGTTTTAGTTATTTAGCGAGTATGAGTGGTTGTTCTAGTAAGTTGGTAGCAAAGCGCGTTTATGAGTTAGTGGACTTGGGTATTGTGTGGTTAGTGGAAGAGGGGGAGACAAGGAAGGGTATGAAACGGATTAAACAGCATTCGAGGAAGCGTAAGCATATTTTGTTAGTGGGTGTAGGGTATGACTTAGAGCAAGCGTTGGGTAATTAACGTCCTTGGCCTCGGTAACGTGATCTTTTTGGTTTTCTTTTGTTTAAATGCTTGGTAGATATTTTTACCCTTCTTGAGCGTCCTCCCAAGCCTTGAGAGGTCGCTTTTTTTATATGCTTTATCTTTTTTATTTCTCTTTTTTGTGCCATTGATCTGTAGAAGTTATTATTGGGAGAAACAGTGAGTTTTAACAACCTCTACAGAAAGTTCTAATTGTCTTTGCTTCATTAACCAAAGCATTTTAAATTCTGGGTCTTTAGCTCGCAATTGTGCTTGTCTTAGCTTTCTCATCATCTGGTGTCTTTTCATAGTCAT